TGTGTCAAGGTATCGACATGGTGGCTGATGCCGGTATGGCTGATGCTATTATCAATGAGTTTGCTAGCCGTGCAAAGCAGCTATACGCCATGCACGGTGCAAAGTGTATTCACCCCGCTTCCTTGCGGGGTGTAGAACGTCGGCTGCGGGATGCAGTCGGTCTTAGCCGGTCAAGCGCAAAGCGCCTTGCTCCAGTAGTCTGGGAATCTCTGCGGGATGCAGACCAGCCTGAAGAGCAGCCGTCCATCGTAGTCGAGGCGAAAGCCCATGATAATGAGCGAGCTGAACTCTTAGCCCGCTTGGAGTTGTTACAACAACTATGAATATTGACGCATTGCAGAACCGCAAAGATTCTGTGCTTGCAACCGCACGGGAGCTTGCTTCCGGTGATGGTGACCTCGCACAGGTCAAGAGCCTGATGGCTGAAGCCAAGGGCATCGAAGAGCGCATCGAGACCATCAAGGCGCTTGGACAAGGACACCCAGTGGTAAACGAAACACCAGCAGAGCAACCGTGGAAGAGCGGCGGAATCGGTCGCAATCCTTTTGCTGGCACCCGTGATGAAGCCAACTTTAAGGCTTATGCATGGGGTCAGTGGGGACGCTCTATCATGGGCAACCGCAAAGCAGCTGACTGGGTCAAGAGCAACCTGAAGGCACAGAGTGAAGGCACAACGACCGCTGGTGGTTACACCGTACCGGATCCACTGTCGAGTGACCTCATCTACCTCCGTGAGCAGTTCGGCATCGCGCGTCAAAACTGCCGCATCTACCCGATGAGCAGCGACGTTCTGAACGTTCCAAACGCAACGGCATCGACCACTGTGTACTACCCTGGAGAGAACACCGCTATCACGGCTTCCGACCTGACCTTTGCACAGGTCAACTTGGTTGCCAAAAAGCCATCCGTGCTTACTCAGGTATCCAAGGAACTGGCAGAAGACTCCATTATCGACTTTGGTGCAACCCTTGCCCGTGACATGGCTTATGTCTTGGCTAAGGAAGAAGACCGCGTTGTTTTCAACAATGCTGTCGATAGCACTAGTGGCCTCGATGGCATCCTGTATGCCGTCTACAACCAGAACGCAACCAAGGCTAACATCGCTAGCCTTCAGGTGTTCACAACCGGGCAGACAATCACGTACAGCCCGACCCTTGCCAACTTGAAGGGCATGGTCGCAAAGCTCCCAACATATGCCGCAAATGCCAAGTGGTTTATGCACAAGGAGATTTGGTACAACGCTATCGCTCCTCTGCTTGATGCACTCGGTGGGAACTCGATCATGGACATCCAAGGCGCATATGGCCCTACCCCTATGCTCTATGGCTATCCAGTCGTGTTCGTGCAGAACATGGCAAAGGTACTCGCGGCAACCACGCCTTACATCCTCTTGGGTGACCTGAGCATGGGTACAGCGTTCGGTGATCGCCGTACGGTTACGATCGAAGTATCTGACCAGTATTACTTCAATCAGGATGCGTTAGCGTTTAAGGCCACGGAGCGCTTTGCGTTCTCCGCCTTTGACCTTGGTAACGTCAACGCAACCGCAAGCAGCCGGGTTACCGGTTCGCTCATCGTTGGAGCATCCGCAGCTACATAAGCCTAGCGGGTTCTATCTCAAGCCCTCGGCAGACGTGCCGGGGGTTTTTTCTATGTGGGATACTTAGGGCATGATGACCAGAGCCGAGGCAATCGCACAGGTAAGCCTTTTTGTGTCTGCCCAGTCCTACCCGCAGATGTCTACAACGGACATCGGTTCCATCTTGGATTCTTTCTCCCGCTTCACCACTTGGGCAGCGGCAACGGTGTACTCTGTCGGTGACCGTGTGGTTCCTACAACGCCCAACGGCAGGGTTTACGAGTGCAGGGTAGCCGGTACGTCAGGGGCTACACAACCAGACTTTCCGGTCTACAGCCCGTACCAAGTCAAGGGCTTTACCTTGGAAGATGGAACCGGTGACCCTACCCTGATGTGGGTAGACCAAGGCCCGATCAACGTAGAAAGATACGATGTCCGCACGGCAACCCGGCAAGCGTGGCTTATCAAAGCATCACGAGTAGCGGCAGACATCGATGCCAAGGAAGGCACGAGCGATGTCAAGCTTAGCCAACTGATGCAACACTGCCTAACGATGGCAGACAAATACCGCCCGGTGGTGTTCGCATGAGTCCGATTCTACGCTCAACCATTCAAGCCGGGATGGTTCGCAACCTCTGCCAAGACCGTGTAGAGATACACCGCTTCACACTGACCGAAGACGGCAGGGGTGGAGTCACTGAGACATGGCGCAAAGTAGCCGAGTACAACGCCAGGCTAACCAACCAAAGTGACACAGAGAGCATTGTAGGTGGCACGATTGCATCATCTGCCCAGTGGACGCTTATCATCGCTGTAGGGGCTGATGTGATGCCACAGGATAGGGTCTACCGGGTAGGCGATGACTCCAAGTATTACGATGTCATCGGATCAGACTTTGGGCAGACAGAGCTGGTAGTACAGCACTGCGGATTAGTGGAGCGTACAGCGTGATGGCCGAATGGATGCAGCTTGGAGCCGTGATAGTTATTCCTTTGATAGCAAGTATCAGCGGCTTATATAAAATGCTTTTTGACATCAAGAGCGACATCCGCATCTTGGTGCATGATGCAAAGCAGACTGAGCAAGACTTAATAATCATCAAGAAAGCGATAGCGCGATTGAGCGAGCGAGTAGCGGCACTGGAGGCACGGCATGGGTAGCATAAGCATAGGTCGGTTACTGGTGGTTGTCCTGATCGCCTTCGTCGCGTCGTTTAGCACTGTCTTCGGTGATGGCATCAGAACATCAGAAGCAGACACGCTCGCCGAGCTCGGCGCAGTGATGGCGGTCTACGGCGGCAAGGCTGTAGCGGCTGGTGTCACTGCTGCGATGAGTGCTGCGCTGGCGTTCCTGACGATGCCTTTCAAGGGGACGGACGTGAATGCGCTGAAGGTGGGCAAATGAACTTACAGAACTTCTACATCCAAAAGGAACCAGCACCGTCTACTGACTGGCGTGTCTTTGGTGACATCACAGACGATGCCGGTAACATTCTCGGCACGTTTGGACAGGATGGAACCAGCGTCAATATCTGGTGGGTTCAGCAGGATGAATCTTTTCAGTCACTTATTGTCAATCAGTTCGCGGTGATTATGGCACAGCAAATCATCAGTGGAGATGCCGAATAATGGCAACATATTATGTGAGACCCGGAGGGACTGGCAGCGGCACAGGGCCTGCTATCGGGCAAGCGTGGGGTACTTTTCAGGCTCCGTTTACTTCAGGGTCTGGTGTTACTGGTGGCGATACTGTTTACATCGCTCCGGGCCATTACAACGAAAAAGTCACCGTCACGATTACAAGTCCAACAAGCACTGTGTCAATTATCGGTGATGTTTCCGCGAGTCAATTTACTGGTGTATCCGCTGGGATTGTTCGATTATCTGGTTTTTCAAGTGCAGGTAATGCTGCTGTAACATTGACTGCTCCACAGTTATCTGGAACATCAAAAGATTTCTTATCTTTTTCAAATATTATTTTTGAGGGTAGCCCAACAGGAGGAACTGGCAGCAACCTCGTTCGATTTATGACATCAAAAAATATATCTTTTACGAAGTGTTTATTTGTCAATGATGTCTTTTCTACAAGTAATGCTGAGGCTTCGCTGTTATACATGACGGCTCCAGCTGCATCAGCCGGAAACTATACATTCTCTAAGTGTTCATTTGTTTTGTCGGGTCGAATCCCAATCATCATTGGTGGTAATAACGTTGCCGACACAACTTCATTTAAGGATTGTCTAATCACAGGTGGTAATGCCGAAGGGACGTTTTTATCTGCAATACAGGTTGCAGTACGCAACTGCACATTTACTGGAAACTCAAGCGCAAACGGAACGTTAATCTTTGGTTCAGGAAGTGCGACTTTCCCTAGCACAGTACAAAACTGTTTATTCCTAAACTGCGGGGTAGGAATATCTGGCACTACGACAACGGTTACTGAAGATTACAATCGTTTTGTAAGTTGCAATGTAAACCGGTCAGGCGTAAATGTTGGCACAAACTCTAGTTCTGTTGGTGCTTCTAGGCTTGATTACGGCTACAGCCGTATAGTCGGACTCAATCCTATTGACTTCTATGGGCCACAACAAGGAAGCCCAAACCAAGGATTTGGAAATGCGTCAGGAGCCGAAGCAACAGACGTGATGTCTATTGCTTGGACAGGTGCAACACCGGATGCTGGTTATCAGACTTACAGTGTCCCAGGTAGTGTAACGCCTTATGTGCCAACCGAACGCAACGCTGGTGTCATAACGATTGCGCCCGGTAGTACTTCA